TGTCGTCGGAGAGAGTCCATGCCCTAGTAAAACTTCTTTGAGCCAGACCCTTGTGGACAAACGTCCTGTCCGATTCTGTATCTGATTTTTGCCCTTCGACAAAAAGTTTTCCATGCTCTGTGAAGACATTTACTTCCTCCTTTCTAAATCCAGCAAGGGCAATCTCTAAAAGAGACTCTACATTATTTACCTGAACTAAATTATAAGGTGGATAATTATTTGTAGTTTCGTGAAGATTAAACAGACGATCAAAATATTCGTCCATTCCAATACTATTGCGTGTAATCTTATCTAACAAGGTAGGAAGATCCGACGCAGTATAACGCATTAGGTTAGTCATTATGGTAGCTCCTTAAAAAGCGAGTTTGTGTTTTGTGGACCCCGAAGGCATCCAAACATATTTATAGCACGGATAATAAAAAAAGGGAGTGTGGAACTCCCTACTTTATTACTCGGTTTCTACTGCTTTGGTTTTCTTACCAATGTTGTATTTCTGTTCTAAAATCCATTCACCTTTCTCTTTGAAGGGAAGAACTTTAATTTGATTAAGTGGTGCAATATCAAGAACAGAATCTTCTTTAACAATCGCAATCAATCCCCAATCTGCAAGAAGACGAACAATACGATTTCTTCTCTGGACATCGTTTACAGTCAGATTTGCGTGTTTACCATCAAGGGCAAATAGTTCTTTAAAGTGAGTGATATAATATCTACCCTGCTTATGAAGAATGTGAGCACTCTGGTAGAGTTTTTTCTCCTTTCTCGATGCAACTCCGATACGAGTGAGAGTTTCTCTTACTTTAAGAAAATCATCTGGTTCGTTCAAAGTGACTTCGACCATCATGTCGGGAGTCCAATTTACTTGTGGTTCAATTGTTTGGTTAGTCATTTCATTCCGCCAGTTTCAAGTCGTTTTTTTATAAAGTCAATATGGGATTTATTTAGAATTTTAAGTGCTTGAGATGCTTTCTCATTACTATATCCATAGTATTTTTTAACGCATTCTAAATCGTTGACCTTATCCTTTCGGAGCCAGGGAGAGAATCTCTTCTTTTTCCTCAAACTATTTAGATAAAAGGAATATTGCATATCTTTGTCTAAAGAATGGTGAAGATTCATTTCATTTGCATATAGAATACAATCAATATGCCCAGACAAACATTTGTTAATGATGTAAGGTGGGTAATCTTTCTTTAGAGTTTCATCTTGTTCTATTAGATTATCTTTGGTGAAGTTAATAGAGTTCAACCAATCTTTAAGTTCAGTCACCAATCAACCCCTCATTTTTCAATCTATTGTAATTATAGCATCCATCAAAATTAACTTGAATTTTTGGAGTTTTACTATAATTAAATAGCAGGAGTTCTTTGCGTTGTTTTTGATCTCGCATGTATTCACCTGTAGAGCGCATAGTATAAGTTAAATCAAACTCACCAGCATTCCAATTCGTGAAGCGATCCTTGACAAGTTGATCTGAATTATAACTTATCAACTGATCCATATTATTAGAATCGCAATCGGCAGCAAACTTATCGTGATCAAATCCTTTGTGCATTGATCCTTTTCTCCCATAGAGATTATCCTTAATGTCATAAGGAGGATCGAGATACATAAAAGCACCTTTGTTTCCATCCATCAGATAATCATAAGAATAATTAGTTATACGCCATTTGGAGATAAGTTTAGAATACTCAGGCAGTTTCTCAATACCTCTAAGACTAAAATTAGCATTAGATGCTTGGGGTGAGAATGAGGAACTTTCAGTTAGACCAGAGAAAGAGCACTTATTGATAATATAAAAATCAGCAGCACGATCAAGATTTGAACGACCTTCTTCGTGTAATTTATCCTTACAATAAAGAAATAGATCCCTTGCTAATTCTGGTTTATTGTTTGCTAATTTTATTCCTTCAAGATTATCTTTCAGATCTGTTCCAAACATTTGAAGTTGTTGCCAGAAATTCACCAGAGGTTCATATAAATCATTTACCCAAATATCCAGGTTGGGATATTTTTTAGTAATATGAATTGCTACAGAACCGCCACCAAGAAATGGTTCACGAAACTCATCATAGTCGCGGAGGTCTGGAAAGAAAGGATCCATCTTGATGCAAGCACGGGACTTACCGCCTGGGTAGCGTAACGGGGTCTTAAGTGATTTTTGGGAACTCATTTAAACTCAACCTCACACATAATTTCAGTTAGTGCGGCAAGAAGATTTATTTCCTGGTCAGCAACAAAACAAATCTGATACTGATACTTTGCAATAATCAAAACAGCAGACGGAATAGAAGCAGGCACTAGAACATCATAAAGGGCATCATAAACCCTACGAAGAATAACAGAAGAATCATTATCAAGATTAGAAACAACCCATTTGCGAACTTCCGTAAAATTCTTCTCTTTGAGATATTTAAGGAGATCATTTACAGATACATCAGAGAAAGAGGCAAGAATACCAGCATCAATCTTTCCACTTGTAGAATAACGTTGGCATTCGTTGAGGACCCTACGGAAATCTGGAAAGTGTTTAGAGACCAATTCCATAATGACTTTTTGGTCATACTCAATTTTTTCAGCATTAAGAATGATTTGGAGTCGTTGGAAAAAGTTTGCTGCGAGTTGTGCCTTTTGTTTTCCTTTAATAGTGAAGTCAATACAAGCACAACGAGAATGTAGTGGTTCAATAATCTTGTTCTTGTAATTGCAGGTGAAAATAAATCGGCAGTTATTATAGAATGCCTCAATATTTGCGCGTAGAAGCATCTGAACATCATTACCAGTATTATCTGCTTCATCAATAATAATGACTTTATGTTTGGAAGAACCCGTCAGGGACACAGTAGACGCAAAGTTCTTTGCTTGATTTCTTACAGTATCCAGAAATCGTCCTTCATCAGATCCATTAATGATATAGTAGTCGGCACCAAGTTCATTACAGAGTGCTTTTGCAATGGTTGTTTTACCAATACCAGGAGGACCGGAAAGAAGTAGATTTGGAATTTCACCTTTCTCTACAAACTCTTTAAACGTTTTTTTAGTATCATCGGGAAGAATACAATCATCAATTACTTGAGGTCTGTATTTTTCCACGAAGAGGAATTCACTTGTCATAATAAATTAAATC